CCGAATCAAGGGTGTCTACTTTGTCAGTAACGGCGCTTCGGGTTCTGTGGTCTTCACAGCAAAACCGAATGACACCACGATCTTGAAGTTGGCGGTTGCCAGCGGAACTTTGTCGCAGGACATGATTATCCCCGGCGAAGGAATTCTGACTACCAAGAGCAAGAATGGCGACTTCGCCATTATGACGCTCACCAACGTCACGAACGCTACGGTTGTTTGTGGCTAGTTATGTCGAAGGACAGCATCCTCAAAAGGATTGGGGTTTCGGGGTACAACAAACCTAAACGTACCCCGAACCACCCCACCAAATCCCATGTGGTGGTAGCAAAGTCCGGTGATCAAATAAAGACCATCCGATTCGGTCAACAGGGCGTTTCCGGTTCTCCAAAAAAGTCAGGAGAATCAGATTCTTACAGGAAGCGCCGTGAATCTTTTAAAGCCCGTCATGCTAGCAACATTTCCAAAGGAAAGATGTCTGCGGCGTACTGGGCAGACAAGGTGAAGTGGTGAACCATGGAAATGATGATATGGAATATGGTTCTCACATTGGTGGTCGGCGTGTTGGGTTTTGTGGTGAAAGAGAAGTTTGCTGAGATTAATCGTCTTGGCATTCTTCTCAACCGAACCCGAGAAGAAGTTGCCAGAGACCATGTGACCAGAGCGGAAGTTCGTGCTGATGCTCAGATGTTGTTAGATCGATTGGATCGTTTAGAGCAAAAGATTGATCGGTTAGTGAGCCGTCAATTAACGGAGCGTGATGATGGCTAAAGCCAAAAGCAAAGTGAATGAGGCAGGGAACTACACCAAGCCGGAACTTCGCAAAAGGCTGTTTAACCAGATTAAAGCATCTGCAACCCATGGAACCAAAGCCGGTCAGTGGAGTGCAAGAAAGGCCCAACTCCTTGCTAAGAAGTACAAGGAAGCGGGTGGTGGATATAAGTCATGAGAGAGTCTCAACGATCTTTAAAGGCGTGGGGCGAACAGAAATGGAGAACCAAAAGTGGTAAGCCATCTAGTCAAACAGGTGAAAGATATTTACCAGAAGCTGCGATTAAAGCTCTTTCCTCAGCCGAGTATGCCCGAACCACCGCCGCCAAAAGAAAAGGTAAAGCGAAAGGCAAGCAGTTCGTACGGCAACCCAAAAGCATTGCTGCTAAAACGCGCCGCTTCCGCCAGAAAGGTAAAGCCTAAGAGGAAAAAAAATGGCAATCTCACGCGCTAATATGAACCAGCAAATTACTAAGCCAGCTCAGAAAAAGAAGGTGGCAACGGTGATGCGAGAATTTGAAGCCGGTGAATTGCATTCTGGTGAGAACGGTCCTGTTGTAGAGAACCCGAAGCAAGCGATTGCTATTGCATTGTCAGAAGCAGGGAAAATGAAGAAAGCAACAGGCGGACGTATTGATGGCTGCGCGGTGCGTGGTCTAACCCGAGGATAAGTTGATGAAAAAGGACAAAGCCAAGAAGGATCAGTCGGACGATTTGGTTCCTCGTTCAATGTTGCCTGATGATCCGAAAGCCTCTTTTCCAGAAGGCTATTTAGACAACAAGGAAAAGAAGTCCAGCAAGGTGGAAAAGAAAGCCATGGGTGGTCGCATTGATGGCTGTGCGGTTCGTGGTTTGACGAGGGCGTAATCATGAAAAAGATGAAGCGTTATAACGAAGGCGGTTCCACAGAAGTGGAAGTGGAAAAGAAGTCTAGCGGCATTGATGGAATGTTGCCCTTTGGATTGATTGGTCAGTTAGCCGCTAAAGAAATGCTGGGTTCCGACATGAGTGGGATTGGGCTTTTGCGTAACTTAATAGACGGCAAGCGTAAAAAGAAAATGGGCGAAGATGGGTCCAGCGTTTCGGTCACTATCGAAAAGGAAGTGGACAAGCCGGGTATGCCGGGTGATGTGGCGAGCTACCGCAAGGGTGGACGCATTGATGGTTGTGCGATCAAAGGTAAAACCAAAGGTACTTATCGATAATGGCAACCAGCGGCACAGCGACGTTTAATCCGGACTTTGCGGAGATCGTAGAAGAAGCCTACGAACGCGCAGGTTTGGAATTGCGGACAGGGTATGACCTCAGAACCGCCCGTCGCTCCATGAATTTTATGGCTCAGGAATGGCAGAACCGAGGCATTAATTTGTGGACGGTCGCAACCGGTTCCCAAACTTTGACTGCGGGAACCTATACCTACACGATGCCAGCCGACACCATCGACCTGATGGAACATCAGTTGCGTATTTACGATGGGAACACCGCTCTTCAAGCTGACTACAGTTTGGCTCGTATTTCGGTATCTGATTACGCCCAGTTAAACAACAAGCTCACTCAGGGCCGTCCTCTACAAATTTATGTGGATCGCCAACGGGATGCGCCGGTTGTGTATTTGTGGCCCGTTCCAGATAACGTGCAAACTTACACCCTTGTTTATTGGTATATCCGAAGGATTCAGGATGTGGGAGCAGGCGGTGCCAACACGATGGATGTGCCTGCACGATTCTTGCCTTGTCTGGTGGCGGGGCTGGCGTACTACATTGCCATGAAGAAACCCGAATCAGCGGAACGAATTCCGTTGTTGAAATCAGAATACGAGGCGCAGTTTGAGTTGGCGGCAGGGGAGGATCGCGATAAAGCGGCTTCCCGTTTCTTGCCGTATATCTCAAGTGTGACTGGCGGGTTATGAAATGTCGCAGCCTTTCTCATCTGGCAAACATGCGATTGGTTACTGCGACCGGTGTGGGTTCCAGTACAAGTTGCATCAGTTAAAGAAGGATATCTTCGATCAGATTTGGACTGGGAACTTGGTTTGTGAGGCATGTTTAGACGTAGACCAACCTCAGTTGCAGTTAGGTAAAATTCCGATGGATGATCCGCAGGCTTTGAGGAATGCGCGTCCAGATCAGAATTTGCCAGAAAGCAGAGATATTTACTGGGGTTGGAATCCGGTGGGTGGCGCAAGGTCTTATGATGACCCCTTGACACCTAACACTTTGGTCGGCGCGGGAGCGGTTGGAGCAGTGACGGTATCGACATCATGAACTATTCAGAACTGTCCAGCTTAATTCAAGAATACGTCCAATCGACGGAAACGTCCTTTGTGGCAAACATTCCTCAGTTTGTGCAATTAGCGGAAGAGCGGATCTTTAACACCGTTCAGATTCCCGCTTTGCGTCAGAACTCGACCGCGACCGTATCGGTGGGCAATCAGTACATGGCATTGCCTTCTGATTGGTTATCGACCTTCTCGCTCGCGATTATTAATCCGAGTACGAACGTGTATACCTATCTACTGAATAAAGATGTGAACTTTATTCGGGAGTGCTATACGACTTCGGGAACCCAAGGTGCGCCACAGTATTATGGGATCTGGGATGACACCACCATGATTCTGGGTCCAACTCCGGATCTCGCCTACACATTGGAACTCCATTACTACTATTATCCGCCGTCGATTGTGGATGTTGGAACTTCTTGGTTGGGAACCAACTTCGAGACCGTTCTGTTATACGGATCACTTCGAGAAGCCTATAACTATCTCAAGGGTGAACCGGATATGGTTAAGAACTATGAGGACAAATACCAAGAAGCTCTGATGCAGTTAAAGCGATTGGGTGACGGATTGGAGCGTCAAGATGCTTATCGTTCAGGTCAAGTTAGGATTCCTGTAAGATCATGAATTTAAACGCAAATGTAGAGGTTGGATCGGTTTCGGTATTCACTACTGACAATCGCGGCTTTGATGCCGAGGAGATTGCAGATCGTGCTATCGATAAAATTATTTTCGTAGGAGATACCCTTGTTCCAGAAACTGCAAAGTTGGCTCAAGTCTATCGTCAACAGATTCGTAAAATTCTGGTGCAGTATCTGGGAGAAGCTCAAGAGTCTGAGCGTAAAACGGTTTACGAAAGACTGACTCAGGGCGGTTACCCAGAAGCGGCACAGTTTGTTAAACGGTTGAAAGAGGAGTAACTACCTTGGCTATTTCGCAAGCAATGTGTACATCGTTCAAGGTGGAGATCCTTGACGGGGTACATGCATTTGGTTCGTCAGTCATTCGCGCTTCCGAAGCGCCGGACGTATTTAAACTCGCTTTGTATACGTCTTCGGCTACGTTGGATGCAGCAACCACTGCTTATACCACTTCGGATGAAGTCTCTTCTTCAGGGACCAACTATCCTGCCGGTGGTCTAACGCTCACGGTTTCGCAGGTTCCGACTTCGAGCAGCACGACAGCGTACTTGGATTTTGATGACCTGACATTCCCGTCTGCTACTTTGACCGCCCGTGGTGCGTTGATCTACAACTCAACCCAGAGCGACAAAGCGGTGGCAGTACTGGACTTCGGTGGGGATAAAACCTCGACCGCAGGCAACTTCACGATCCAATTCCCGACCGCTGACGCATCGAACGCGATTCTGCGTATCGCTTAACGGAGGCCGTTAAATGGCCCTCGTTCTTGCAGATCGGGTCTTAGAGACCACTACCACCACAGGTAGCGGGACGATTACGCTCGCGGGGGCTAACCCCGGCTATCAGGCGTTTTCAACCGGTGTCGGTGATGGGAACCAAGCCTATTACACCATTGCGGGTGCGACCGAATGGGAAGTGGGTATCGGTACCTATACGGCTTCGGGGGATACGCTGTCCCGCGATACGGTACTCGCCTCTAGCGATAGCGGTAACAAGGTTACCTTCTCAGCGGGAACCAAAGAGGTTTTCGTTACCTACCCTGCTGGCAAAGCGATTTACGCTAATGAGTCGGGCAATGTTAGTGTTGCGTCTGGGAAGATCATTGATCTAGCGACACCGACCGTTGCCAACGATGCGGTTAATAAGCAGTACGTCGATGATCTCGTAGCAGCCGGTCTGACTTACCACACTCCTGTCAAGTACGAAGTTCCAAGTACCACCGGCAATCTCACTGCAACCTACAACCAACCGGGCGGAGCAGGAGACGGGGTAGGCGCTACGCTGACCAATGCAGATACGCTAGGTGCCTTTACGCCAGACGGAGTTGTTGCGTCTGTTAATGATCGAATCCTGATCTACAACCAAACCAATGCGTTTGAGAATGGCGTTTACACGGTCACCACAGTTGGTGATGGTTCGACAGCGTGGGTACTGACCCGTGCGACCGATGCGGATAGCTATGCCCTAAAAGATCCAAACGGGTTGGGGGAAGGTGATGCGTTCTTCATCACTTCGGGTAACACCGGAGCGGGTGAAACCTACGTCTGTAATACGACCGGCACCATCACATTTGGTTCCACAGCGATTAACTTTGTTCAGGTTTCTGCGACACAGATCTACATTGCAGGAACCGGCATTGATAT